TGAACTAATGCTCCCTAAGGTAGTGTTCAATCGATACAAGGTTGTCTATCACCATTGTCCTTGTAACTTGTGTAGTACCCACTTAAGTCTACGGGGCTTGCTGTCAGGTGTAAACCAGCCCATGTTCTATTCCACGCCACCCATCTAGGTGCTTAATATCGTTTGGAGTACGAAGCGGAAATAGAAAAAGCCCTTCAAGAGTAGTTTCTAAGTTGATACCATTTTAGAAAAGACCAGCCAGCCTTTCCAAAATGCTCAAAAACTACCCTTCAAGGGCTTTAGGCTGGTACTTTACTGCACGGGTATCAATCCGCTTACCAGCAAGTATACATTAAATTAATTCAGGCCAAATTAATTTATAAGTTTCAGGAAATAAAGTTTTTCGGGTGATTAGACCGTGGCTTTGTTTCTCAAGGGTTGCGGCTAGGATCACCAGCTTGTCATGCGGTATATCTCCGTTTTGCCACATGGATACCGCAGGTACGCTGATGCCTAGCATCTTAGCTACTTTGGTTGGCCCACCCAATAAACGAATAATAGCAATTGAATTCATGTAAGCAATCTTAACATATTTCTTGCACATTGTGTTAAGTTAGGTTAATATGGTTGTACGGTATGTGCCGTGATAACAGGAGAAACTCTTATGAGTGAAATAGAATCGCAAACAAATGACTTACTTCAATTGCAGGGTCAGCTAGAAAAAATCTTTGATGTACTAGAGGGCGGCTCTGATCTTTCCAAGGAACAAATCGACTTACTGCGCTATGGCTGTGGCTTTGCGCCAGTTAACCGTATGTCAAATTCGGGTCAGATGCTTTGGAATATGTTGGTAGATACAAATAACCTTTTAGCAAGGAATCTAAAATGAACCCACAAGTACAGCTAGTAACGCCTGAAATGGCGAAGATTTACTTATCCAAAAACACCGATAACCGCCAGCAGAGGGGCTGGTATGTGTCGTGTCTAGCCAAAGCAATCAAGCGTGGTGACTGGATACTGACCCATCAGGGCGTAGCATTTTCTGAGTCAGGCAAACTGATTGATGGTCAGCACCGCCTAGAAGCGATTGTAGAAGCCGATACACCCGTGAAATTGCTGGTCACTACTGGCGTAAGTAACGATGCCTATAAGGTTTTGGATAACGGCATTAAGCGCACATTGTCAGACCTAACAGGCATCAATGTTAGGACTACTGAGGTATGCCGCATCTTGGCTAGATTGGTCTACGGTGGCAATTCAGTCACCAGCGCAGAAGAGTGCCTAGAGATATATAACACGGGGGTGGGCGAGGTATCTGACAGCCTAGTCGAGTATTGCGGCAAGCAGATTAAGGTCTATTCGTCTGCGCCTATGCGTACTGCGGCAGTCTGCTTAATTCTTGACGGGTATAACCAAAACTATGTCAAGGAACTGTACGCAAACTTATGCCACCAGCAATTTAACGAATTGCCCAATGTAGCGCAAAACTTTATCCGTCAGGTTACCGATGGCAGAATTACCGCAAACAATAAGGCAAACCTACTAGCACGGGGTCTAAAAGTATTTAACCCTGAGTTTAAGGATGTTTCACGCTTACAGATTAGTGACTCAGAAGAAACTGCCGCTAATGCGTATTGCCGCAACATTGTTAGAAACCTATTAACGAAAGAGAAAAAATGATTATTTCCGATAACCAAAAAGACTTTAAGATTGCGCCAGCAGGTCTGCATATGGCTCGCCTTTATTCCATCATTGACCTAGGTCATCAAGCCACCGAGTGGGCTGGAGAAACCAAGATCATGCACAAGGTCGTATTGACTTGGGAATTGCACGGTGATGACGATGCGGGTCAGCCATTACAGACAGACGATGGTAAACCTTTAATCGTATCTAAGCGTTATACAGTCAGCCTAGGTGATCAGGCACGGTTACGCCAAGACCTAGAGGCGTGGTCAAATAAAAAAATGACCCCTGAAGACCGCAAGAACTTTGACCTCAAGAACCTATTGGGTAAGTTTTGCATGGTTAATATCACGCACTCAGAGGATGGTAAGTACGCCAATATTAGCGGCATTAGCCCTGTGCCTAGCGCATTGCGTAACGCCCAGCCTGATGGCATAAACCCTACCAAAATCTTTTGGCTACAAAGCTACAAGCAGGAAGAGTACGATGCGCTACCCAAGTATTACAAAGAAAAGATAGCGGAGTCTAGCGAGTGGCGTGGTCAACAGGAGCGTGAAAAAAATGCGCCTAAACTAGCCGATGATGATAATTTTGGCCCACCCCCATTTTAAGGATTAACATGATTGTCAAGGAGAAACTAAGTGAATCAGGTCATTGGTATACGAAAGACGGCACTCCAGCCTACACTACCATCGGCAAGACTGGGGAACGGGCAACAACGCTCCGTGACGCACGGAAACTCGGACTTTTGCCAAGTGTTACAACAATTAACGGAATGCTATCGAAAGCAGGGCTTGATACATGGAAACAGCAACAAGTCCTTTTAGCCGCCTTGACCCTGCCTAGACTGCCTGATGAACCCGAATCGGACTGGCTGGCTAGGGTTATGCAGGATAGTAAAGCTACGGGCAGGGAAGCGGCAGAGCGGGGTACTGCAATCCACGCCATTATCCAAAGCTGGTTTGAGGGTGTGTATATGCCTGAAAAGCCACCGTACATCAATACCATTGTGGAAACCCTTGACAACGCCTTTGGAAGCCAGCTATGGATCTCAGAGAAGTCGTTTGGGCATCCGCTAGGGTATGGCGGTAAATGCGATCTAATGTCCACAGCGGGCTTTGTAGTGGACTTTAAGACCAAGGATACCGACTTAGATAAGGTGGATGTGTATTTTGAGCATGAGATGCAGTTAGCCGCCTACCGTGAGGGTCTAGGAGTACCCAGCGCACGGTGCGCTATTGTGTTTGTCAACGGTACGACTAACCAAGTCAAACTGATTGAAATTGAGCAGGATCGGCTTCAAAAGGGCTGGGAGTGCTTTGAGCATTTACTGCGTGTTTACCAAATCAAGAACGGCTTATAATTAAAGTTCCTTCACGGGAACGGGGGAAAGCAGAAACGCTTCACATACGGGAATGTGAGTACCCCACTTATTTAAGGGCGTTAAGCCGCCACAGTAGGATGCAGTAATTAGGGAATTTTGCGGCTTTCTGCCCTATTCGTAGTAACTGCCAAATACTGCCCTGATGTTTTTTTACAAAACCTAGGGTTTGTCCTAATAAATAATCCTTGCATTGTTAAGATTACTTAACTTATACTGTCATTACTCCATCGGGGAGTGAGATAGAAAAGGAGAATCAAATGCAAGTTGTAGACATCAAAGTAACTAAAGTTGACCAATTAGGTATGCTCTTGGCACAGATCGCTGATCTAGAAGCCCAAGCAGAAGCACTCAAGACCGAACTCAAGCAGGATGAGGGTCACATTGAGGGTAACTTTTACAAAGCCTGTGTAACCCTCTCCCAGCGCAAGACCGTAGATAACAAAGCTGTGTACGCAGAAGCAAATGTACCTGCTGAGTTAATCGAAAAACACACCAAGACCACCGCAGTTATTACCCTTAAAGTTACAGCCCGTTAATCAACGCCCCTACGGGGGCAGAAAGGTTTTTATGAAGTATTTACTTTTACTAGCCCCACTAGCCATGATTGGGTGCAGTTCCTACACCCCGCCTAATGTCACCCTAGAAACAGATAAACAGGCGTACCACATGACACGGGCGCAGGTTATCTTAGGCATTAATGAGTGTGAGGATGCTGGCACACGCCCCGTAGTCATTACCGCCAAGCGCAGGATTAATGGCGTTACCACCGATGTACCCGTAGAAGTTACCTGCAATCCCCGTTACCGTATTTTTCAATAAGGAGTCATCATGCTACAGAGTGAAAGAGATTCAGAGCGTTTTTATGAAGCCCAGCGCAAGTTTGAGCAACGCCAGCGCATGATCGATAAAGGCTGGGGTGATGTTGAAGCGTATAACCGCCTTAGAGCATCAGAGAAACGCAAGGAGCGCAGGGAGTCTATCAAGCAGTTTTTGCTGGGTGGTTTGGCGGCAATACTGTTTTGCGTGTTGTTTTTTGGTGCTAATTACCTAATGCACGGCTATGCAATATAAGAAGTTTGACCAGCGACTGCATGATGCTTGCGATCCACCCGCTCGTAATGCGGTCGCTGAGTGGCTTAAAACGGTTCACCATGTCGATGCCTTACCGAACCCTGATATATACGCTGTAGACCTTGTATTAAGCCGCAGGGGTGAGCATTTAGGGTATGCCGAGGTAGAGGTCAGGGATTGGGAATATTGCCCCTTTGATACGATCCACATCGCCCAGCGCAAGGAAAAGCTATTTAGCCACCCTAGAACCACGATGTATGTAGTAAACCGCCCGTTGACCCACGCTTACTGGATCAGGGCAAATAAGATCAAGGAATGCCCGCTAATTGAAGTGCCAAACAGGGCGGTAGCCAAGGATGAGTATTTTTACGATGTACCCAAGCACCTGTGGAAAATCGTAAACCTAACCGATATTTTTTAAAACGGGCGTGTACCCTGTTTATCGATAATTAAAGCTTGTCTGCGAGGAGTATCGCCAGCAGTATTAGGAATACTAATATGTGTCCAGCGGTCAAATTCTCGAATAATTTGGTCATATCCAATCCCCGATGCGATAACAGCCTTTACGACTTCATCGGGGGTCATGCTGGGTACTCGAATGTCTGCCGCACATCCAATCCGATGCTGACTGCTGTCCTTTGATCCTACCGCATCATTTACCAGTTTGCAACGGAATGCAGAATTAATCATTACTGGCTTGCCGCCTAAGACCTTTTTAACTTCCTCTAAGAATGCGGCTAGGCGCACAAGGTTAGCTAGTTCAGTAGCGTTAGGGGTGTTATCCCAATTATTACGGGATGCGGTTTCTGAGTGGATTAGTTCTTCTAAACTAAAGTTTTCACTAAGTTGCATTTTTTTTGGCTTTCATATCCATGATCTTTTCAAGGGTGCGCCCGCCAAAATAGGCACTCATTATTAGCATACCCCATTCGCCCAACAGGTTTACATACGACTCTTTGGCATCGTAGCCAAAAGCCGACATCATGGCAAAAAGAAAGTAACCAGCAAAAATAGCCACCAAAGACATAGGGCGTATGTTCTTAGACAGCCACGAATCGCTACTAAGGTCAGCTTTCCAGCGGTCAGATATATTGTTTTGCTCGTTCATGTCAGCGTTGAGTTCCGCTAACCGACCCTCTTGTTGCATCTTTAATAGATCAGCTTGGGCTTTAGCTTTAGCCTCAGGATCAGGAATAAACTTATCCAAGACCTTCATGCCAACATCAAACAAAGCGGTAAGTGGGAACATTATTTTTTAGTCCTTTCTTCAATAAGTTTGACCCGCACATGAAGATCGTGTACTTCCTTGTAGATTTCTTCACGCATCTTAGCCCTGCGCTCTGCTGAAATAGGGCTGTCTGTGGGTACGCCTTCGTTAGTAATTAACGCTGGCATCTTGCCTTCAATTTGCGTTAAACGGGTTTGGAATGAAGATACTTGACCAAGTAGCCAAGCTATACAAGCTACAAGAATAGGGATTACCGCCTTTAATACATCTTGCATATTCATTTAAAACGCCCCCAAAATAAACTTTAGCCACAAGGTTACAAACAATGCCGCTACAAAACAATAAAACTGTACCTTTCTAACAGCCTTCAAGTCGTGCTGAAATTCCTCGTTATTCTTGCGTTCCATGTTCTCAATGTCTAACTTGATTCTAAGTAACGCTTCCCACTCTTTAGCACCGTACTGTTTTACAAACTTAATCTTTAAATCGGCTTCTTCGTCTGATATTTGTTTCTTGCGTTTCCACTCTTCTAATGCCTTGACTAACGCCCGTTCTTTCTTAAATTCTGCTTCCCGTCTTGCCCGTATGCGCTCTTGCGCTTGTTGCTGGGCTACATCGACTGCATCTTTTTGTATGCTTTCAATCTGTTTACTTACAGACTTACTGGCTTGACGGGCAGTATCTAATCCGCTACTTAGCCCTTTTGCACCCTCAGATAATCCAAGCAAATCGGACACATTATTTATCGCCAAACAAGTGAATTATCCAGCCAAATACGGTGCTGACTCCAGCGACAATGGTCATGCCTACCCAAAAGCCGCCCCGTGAACGCTCTGCCATGCCTACCAGCTTTTTAAGGTCAGCATCCATGTTGTCTATTTTCTTTTCCATAGAATCAAACTTGCGCTCGTAATCTTCGACCTTTTGCCAAAGTACGCCATATTTGACTGGGTCAATCTCAAAAGCCATGAAATTACTGTCCAATTAATTTGCTGGCTTGTTCAGCCTTAAATGTTTCGTATGCGGCTTTAACTTCATCAGTCCATGCGGCATTGCAAATATCTTTGACATTTTGTTCTTGACCGCTAATGTTATCGTCAGGGGTTAATGTCCAACGATGAAATTTTTTGGCTATTTGTTCACCGTCTTTGGTAATAATAGTAGCTTGGCGAACTTGAATGTTCCAAGAATCTACTATTTCAATTCGGTCAATGTTTGTGTTTTCTGTAAACATAATTTTTATCCTTAAGCAGTTGCTTGATAAACTAGAGAAAACGATAAAAAATTTCCACCAGCAGAACTTACTGTACTCCAATCTAAATTTCCTTGACCTGCCCCTGATGCAGTTACATTAAATCGGGCGGTAACAGAATCTGCTGTTGACCACTCGCAAACTAAAGTTCCACTATAAGTATGTAATTGACTTCTAACCGCACCTGTTCCAAAAGCAGTGTCAACAGCAAATGGTAAAGAAAAATAAACTGTTCCTGACCAGCTTCCTTTGTTTGAAATAACAACATTACCCCAAACCCAAACTTGTTTACCAATTTTTACATAATTTCCTTGTTGGGAATCTTGAGCGTAACTTCCAGCACTACCACCACTACCCCTTAATGTAGGTGTCCAAGTACCTTCCTCGTAATCATCTAAAGTGTTTCCGTTTGTGCTTGCTGATTGAGTAGCTGGAAATGTAATACCAGCACCGCTTGTTGATGGAGTAGCACCACCAACACCAATTGTGGTTGCAGAAATAAGAGTACCCGAATTAGTCGTAACTCCGTTTGTTCCGTCAAGTACAATGGCCATTATTTTGCTCCTTTTAATGCTTGAACTTCTGCTTTAGTAGCGTCAAGTTCTGCTTTGAGTTCTTTAATTGCGGCTACAAGAAGTGGAATTACATCTGAGTAAGCCAAACCAAGTTCTTCAGGGTTTTTTGTTTCAACAGCTTCAGGCAATACTTTTAATACATCTTGTGCAATTAAAAATGCTCGACTTTTTTTGCTTTCATCCCAAATGTAATTACCTGTTACTGCTCTTAACAATGCTACTTTGTTTGCGGCATCAGTAATTTCTTGTAAGTTTTCTTTAACACGCTCATCTGATGCGGCTTGCCAAGATGTTCCACCGCTACTTAAAAACACACCGCCTGTACCACCAGTTTGGCAAGATAATTGGTTTTGTGTAGAAGCTAATACTGCCGCACCACCGCCAGCAGAACCCATTTGGATTCTTGAACTATAAGCACCAGCACTACTTGTCATGGTTATTAGGTTATCTACATTAACAGTTCTAAATGTTGATTGCCCTGTGCTACCAAAATAAAGATATGGGTTTCCATCGCCATCAGATAACACAACATTGTTACTTGCTGTGCGGATGTCTAGACCACCTGAATTTCCTGAAAACGAACCAATAACAGTATTGCTGTTGCCAGTAGTTATTAAACCGCCAGCACCGTTACCTTGCGCCCCACCAAGAAACAAGTTTTTATTGCCCGTAGTTAATGCACCGCCAGCGTAATAACCAACAAGTGTGTTTTCTGCACCAGTTGAAAATGCAGAACCAGCACCAGCACCAAAACAAGTGTTATAGCCGCCAGTACCAGTAAATTTAGCTTGATACCCTACTGCTGTATTAAAAACTGCGGTATTTCCATTAAGTGCTTGCGCACCTACAGAAGTGCTGTTTCCGCTACTTAATACAGCTACTTTTGTACCATTAGATTGCAATTCAATAATTCCTGAATTATCAGCACTTGTTGATAA